AGTGTATATCCTACGCTTGTTTGAATTTCCTCAACTATTCCGTAGAACGATTGAAAATTTCCGTCTCCGTTTAATTTTACGGGAAACGGCGTTACTGTCATGTACAGATGATCTCTCATTAGTTTTGATTTTTAGTCTTGTTTGTAGATTTCACAAGACGTTCGCAAAGCCTTGTAATTACTTTTTCAATTATCTCTAATCGGTGTGAAAGAATCGGAAATTCTTCAATGTTGCATGATGATTTGAATTGTTCGATAAGATCGATTCTGTTTTTCCGCATTTCTATGTATAAATGAATTGCGTCTAAGATGTCGATTTGTTCTTCGTTGAATTGGTTTGTCATGACTGTTTATTTTAATATGTTTAAAACGATTGATTCCAAGGAGCATAAAGTAAGAATGCAAAGCAAAATGAATAAAATTAGTGCTGTTTCTTTTCTGTATTGTATATTGTTTTTCATAATTATAAGTTTTTAATTGTTTGTTTTTGCCACCAAATCCCAGATAATCGAAACTATCGGGGCTAATTCCGCTTAGAACTTGCGGAAATTAAGCGACTTTTATATATTTTCCAAATGCACCATTAACCCTATGTGTAAATCCTTCATTGCAAGATATAAATTCAAATCTTTCAGTAAATAAATATAATTCAACAGCATTTGCAACTTTTTCAATATTTATTGAATATGCTTTTTCGTGTCTTTCATTAAAAACGCGTGTTGTATTTTTAACTGAATGATCGGAAATTCTAATAATGTATTTATCAGTTTCGTTTTTGTAAAATGTAAAGTAGCAAGAAGTACCAAAATCAGTTGAAGAAACAGAAAAATGATTTTCAATTCCTCTATTTGTAAGCTCTTGACTTAATTGTTCTGATTTGATTTCTTCTGTTGTTTTCATTTTGCAAGTTTTTAATTTTTTGCCTCCGTTGTGGGCGGTGTGCTGTACCCTTTAAATCATACACAAATATATATTTATTTATTATTCCGTGCAAGTATTTTGATATTTTTTTTCAAATAAAAAAGCCTGAAAAAATCAGGCTAATTTTAAGCAGCTACATCTTATGCGGCTACTTTAATTTCTAAATTGTCATTTAAATATTGATTCTCAATTGTCTGTCAATATCCAGTCATCCCCGAAAGACCGTACTAACGCGACGGGTTAGCGAATAATTGACTTATTGTGGAGATGGCGGGAATCGAACCCGCGTCCAAACAACTTCAACAAATCATTACAAATATAAATAAAAAACCCGACCAAACAATGATCGGGTTAAAAACTAAACTTAAACTCAAATTATTAAAAAAACAATTACTCCTTTATTTTGGTAGTGTGGACTTTTTCTTTAGCCAGTTCATAAAAAACTGAAAAATAGAATTTGACTTTAACTTCGTACTCGCTAAGGCCTCCGAAATGATAAACAGAACCGAGGCAATCCAACCCCAATTTAATTGAAGGAAGTTCCAAACAGCTTTAATACCTGTTTCCTGAATGGCTGCATCACCATCGGCTGCAAATACCATGACACAAACAAGCATCATAGTGATAAACATTGTAATTTTTTTGATTGTTTTCATATTTTAATTTTTTTAGTGAATTTAATTATTGTTTAACAGTTTTGACAATCTTATAGCCCTGTCTCCAACCTGTTTGGCCCATTTTGAATTTAACATCTCTTTTGAAGCCTCGCTAAATTGGTTATTTTCAATTAGTTTCAATGTTTTTTCAAATTTAATCAGCCTGTAAATTCCCAAATTGAAACACATATTTAACAAGACTAATTTAACGTTTTCGGGCTTATTTTTCCACCATTCTAAATGTACATTTAAGTCATTTTCAACGCGATCAATATCATCGTTAGCTAATTCAATTATTTGATCGTCAGTTAATCCCAGATCATCCAAATTATGCCCTATTCCGATTGTTATTTTACCAACCGTATCAACATATGGTTTATTTTTTTTGCCTTCATCGATAATGAGTTGAGCAATTAATTTATCTTTTAATGTTTTTTCCATTTTGTTTTTCAAATAATCGTTTAATCTGTTCAAATCTTACATTTACCGTAAGCCATGTAATTTTAATTCCAAAGATTACGGGTTTTTTCGACTCTAGTTTTTCATAGTTCGAAAACTCATTCATTTATGTGGTTTATTTGCGCCTTGCAAGAATGCCATCAAACAAGCAAACAATGTAAATCCTAGTGCAATAGCTAAACACAACATAATTTTATTTTTTTTGTTCTATAATTATTTCTAAAATTCTATCTGTTTTTCCGTTTAAGTCTCTGAGGTTTGTTTTAATATCTTCCTGATCGTCTTTAATTTCAGCTTTAATGTCTAAGCACTTTTTGTCTACGTACTCAATGTCGGCTTTTTTGATGGATATTTGTTGCACCTCTTTTCGAAGGTCTTTATCATCGTCTTTTTTTGATGCAAAACTTATTGTTGCGAGGGCTAAAATGATGGTTAGTACGGAATTAGATGTCCAACTCCACAACCTATCTTTCCATGTTTTAGTCATTTGTTTCTCTTTATTGTTATCCATATTCCTACGCCACAAGTCAACATTAAACAAAGTAAGTAATTTTTATTTAGATATTCAAGCGTTGAACTTGAAAATAAACCAATTATGTGAACTATAATTCTAACTATGTAAAAGCTCGCTAAGATTGACAACATCCATTTTTTTACAATCGTAAAGTCAGAAATAAACCAAAGCAACAACAAAACAAAACCAGATTCTAAAATGTAGAATATTGAACTCCACAAAGTTGAATCTGGGTTCCCGAATAAGTAATAAACGACCTGCCATAGACAAAAAACTAACAATATGCTGTTAATTTTTTTCACGAGTTACGGCTTTTTTGGTGGTTTTGTGGGGGTGATAGCCCTTGTTTTTGTTTTTGCCATAATCAAAAAATTAATAAATACAATTAAATCAAAAAGTAAAAACTAAAGATAGTAATTATTTTTTGAAAATCGAATAGTTAAATGTTGGGTCAAATAAACGTTGATCGGTTCCGCAATTGTAGTAACTGTTGAGGCTGTCCAGTCGCGCGTACTCATATACTTTGCGGCATTCTTTATTTGTCAAATTGTATTCGGCTTTGATTCTAACTATCGGCACGAATCGCTGTGGAGTTGATTGTTTTACCGTTGAACATGAGCAAAGAATAAAAAGTGAGGCAATAATTAAAAGAGTTGTTTTCATAATAAGTGAGTTTTTTTGTGATTTTTGAAAAGTGAGCTGTAAATATTATTCTTCACCTCCGATGGTTACTGTTTCTGGTTGTGGTGCAAGCGTGTATTTCAGTTTTATTTCACAAGTTTCACCTACTGCGGGGAATGGGTTTGCTCCCAAATTTAAAGTCCAAATAGATTGATCGCCTCTATTTGTTAATACATATTTTTCACTGTTAATTTGCATTATACAATCTCCTACAACAGAAAAATATACTCCTTCCGAATCAGTTGTAATTACGCCAAGTTCTCCTTCTCCATAATTTATATCTTCCGTCAGGCTTTCATTTTTTATTTTTGGAATCAATGCTCCTTGTACGAATCCGTCATTATAGTGATATCCAACATAGTCCAGAAATAATGAACCTACAGTCATAACCCCTTCATAAGTCCAGTCTTCCGTCGGTTTTTCCCATATCACATCCCCCCCCTGATAAATCTTGACAATATCGGTTGACCCGACTTTTACGGCACTCCAATTCTGAGCATTTGACCCCAAAAAAGTAAGTAACAAAATTAAAAGACCTAAAAGTCCGTAACCTTGATTTATAAAGTAGATGGTGTTTGCATCTGGTGTAAGTGCGTCATATTCGGATTGGGTGCCTGACCAGAAATCTTTGGTTGCCATTGTGCCTGTTCTTGTGATTGTCTGGCCAGTAGAACCAACTTTCAAAGAATCTAAATTTCCACGAGGAAAATTTAAAACTCCAATCTTACTTATTCCTCCGTAGTAAATTATGTTGTGTTCGTCTTCAATTGTTAGCGCATTTGTTCCAATATTATTATAAGTGTCTATAACTACTCCAAGACCAGCGCCAAATACTCCAGCATAATTGAGTTGTGATTCACCCATAACACCATAACCTTGAAGTCCTGTACCCCATACTCCAGCCGCTGAAGATGAAGTACCAGCGTATTCACCTCTTATAGATGATACATCTCCTGTGGCATATCCCCAAATTGAATGTTTATACGCTGAATTGCCATATCCTTTTATAGCTGCCGATTCTTGAGAATTTCCACCAACCCCAATCCATCCATACTTAGAGTGCATTCCATATATATAATCATATCCATCCGTATGTTCCCATAAACTAGTGTCATTAGGTGTTGTTAAGGAACCACCATTATAATACCATACACCATTTATTTGCAAGCTATCTAATTCGTTTGTGGAGTCAATATCACCATCTACTCCAGAAGTCCAATACCCTTCGTCATAATCGTAAATCAAAACATCTCTTTCGTTTGCTTGCATTTGTGGGTCTATGCCGTCGAGGTATGGAAAGTAAATGTTCACGGTGTCCCCGTCTCCTTTTAAATTATTACCTATAACGTTCGAAAAATAAAAAGTGTCTTTTTCATTTATCGGATCAAAATCAGCGTCATTGAAATCAAACAAAATAGTATCATTTTTCTTCCCCCATTTTTCAATATTTGCAAAATAAATACTATCAATTGGAAGTAATTCCCAATAAATTGAATCCCCTGCACGTTTAGCAAATTTCGCGGTATCTTTCACATTAATAACTAAATGCTTAGTAAATAATGTATCATAACCAACTCCAACCGCTTTTTTTGTGGCGTAATTTGGAGCCTTGATTGTTCCGTAGGTTCTCAATTCATTCATTGAGGTATCACCGACAACAATTTGATCGTTTGCAGTTGGTCGTGAATTATGACCAACTAAAACCACGTTGTCAAAGTTTTGAGCCCCGTATTTTGGATAATAATAAGCCGTGTCAATTATTTCAAATTCACCTGTATTTGGATTTTGATATGATCCAAATTTGATAATTGTGTCGGTGCCTATTACCTCGCCTGCTCCATAACCGTAAGCCGTATAATTTTCCCCCAAAATTGCATTTGGAAAGAAATTATACTTTCCGTTCTGCTTTGCCATCAGTGAAAAATCTGGGTTCTTTGGAAACATAGAGGCTGGCTGATCATCCCTCATGAAGCCGATTCTATCAACTCCATTGTTTTCAATCCTGTATATTCTTTCTGCATTTTCAGAAATAAAAAGGTTTGAAAGTCCGCTTTCCCTACATATTGTAGGACTCCAAGTATTGTCTTTCGGGTGCTTGATCTGAATACACCAATCGCAATCTTCAATAGGGTAGCGAAAATATGCCATCGAATCATCTTCAACAATTGTATCACCTTTTGCAAGCCATTCATTTGCAAATTCTAAGAACAATGAATCAGTTGCCTCCGTTTTTGAGGTATCGGAAAAGGCTTGCAATGTTCTTAAATTAACCCCGTCCAGCGGGCTGTCTGGGTCTGCCATGTTATCATATCGGAATTGAATCACTGTATCAGCATCGGGATATATCAAATACATACCATTCGAGTGAAGCAATTGACGGACGTTTATTTTGTTGAAGTCGCCCACTCTTTGTTGTGAATAACATATCGTTGACACCAACAAAACGATTGCTATTAGAATTATTCTTTTCATTTTATCTCAATTTTGTAATTTGGCATAGGTTTACCCATTATCCTGGTCTCTTTTTCGTTTTGAAACTTGTTCAGCTCAATAACCCCGAGGTTATAATCAATGGCTTTCATTATTTCCCTGTTTTCGTTTGGGATTGAAATAATCATCCTTGCTTCAGGAATCTTGAACGTATAGGCCGAAAGGTGTATGTAGTAGTCGCCGTTCTGATCTCGTGAAATCATGGTTTGCAAAGTATCTTTGTCCACCTCAACGGTTCCATAGGCCAGCATCATTGTTTGCACCACGCTTTGAACATTTGCATTGTAAACAGCCTCTTTCAGTGCTTCGATTTGAGCTTGTTTTAAACTATCGGCGGTTATTTGTTCTCCGTCAATTACTTGTGCTTGTGACCATATTGTTAACGTCAACAAAATGGTTATTACTGCTAATTTTTTCATGTTATTTAGTTGATATTGTTCGACTTCCGTTTGTATCTATCTCATAATGTACGCCGTATGTTGTTAATATCACGTCACCAGCATCGCCGCCAGTTCTTGCAATGGTTACGGATAGTTGACTTCCTAACTCTGCTGCCCCTGCAAATGTAGAGTCATATACATCAACTTTGTTTCCATTTGCTAATTGCGCACTCGTGGCTGTTAATGTTGATGAGCCGCTAGTTGTTCCAGTTGATTGTCGCAATTCCCAATAAAGAGTAAAAGTAACTCCAGTGGTTCCAACCGATTCACCAGATTTCAAAAATACATGTGCATGTGGTGCAAATACTGAGCTTAATTTATATTTGTGCGGCAATTCCTGAGCGTCGCCACATAGTTGATTGTTTGCGCTTGTAAATTCACGATGAACAACATTATTTATTGTAACGTAATCTGGAAGAGTGACAGCTGCACCTCCTGAGCTGTTTGGCGCAAAATTCAAATCTTCAAATACTGTTGCATCTCCGTTCATCACTATTGTCCCGTCTGCTTCTATTGTAGTGTTATCGGCAGATGTTCCTATTTCGGCTGCTTTTGAAAATATTTTTCCATCTGTATTAACTGAATACACTACTGCTTCATCTGAATCTCTACCAGCAATTATATTTGAAGCACCGTCGTTTGAATCGCCTTTGATTGTGATTTTGCCTACTACTGGAGTTCCGTCTAGGTCAGACGTACCAATTGCTACAATACCATTACTTGTAATTATGACCTTTTCTGTGCCTACCAATGTTGTATTGTTCGAGGCGGTATAAAATGATATCTTTGTTGCGGTATTCCCAGAAGAGGAGCCTCCTCCGAATTGAAGAATATTTTCAGTTGATGAAGATTGTGCAAATAGCGTCAATACAGGTTCTTCTGAATTTAAAAAATGTGGCACTCCCCACCTCGATACTTTTAATGTCGAATTGGTTCTAGTCTTTGCATTGTTGTCTGCGCCAGTTGTAATACACATCCCAGTTCCCTGCGAAATGTCAATTAACGATAGTGGAAGTATTGTTCCAATGCCTAAATTTGTGCCATTAAAATAAGCGTTGGTATTAGCTAAATTTGTGCCGTTGAAATATGGAACATAGCCAGAAGTTAACGCATTACCACCTATAACCTGATTAACTGTACCATAAGTAAGTTGTGAAGTTGAGCCTTGAGAATAGGGAATTGTACCTGCTGCTCCTGCATTGCCAGATTTGAAAGCATCAAGAAGGAGAGTGGTGTTTGAGAGCTTATAACTAGTGGCATCTACATATCCACTAATCCAAATATTGCCAGTCTGAGCACTTGTAGGGGAAACTTGCACATAGTTTGCTGAACCTGAAGAAGGGGCTTTCAATGCAAGCGCGTCGAACAACGCATTGCCACTTGCTGCTATTGAGGTGTGTCCGTCAACAATGGCATCTTCAACCTTTCCGTCAGCATAACTGTTTGAGGTAGTGTTAGGGGCATTGTCGCCTGTATTAGTTCCACTTACTGCATTTAGTGCGGCAATGTTTGAATGTATGTCGGTTGAGTAGGTACCTGCTGGCTGTGCGCCTACTTCAGAATAGGTATATGTAGGTTTTGTTTCAGCCTTTGCCCACGCGTAAACATCTGATGCTGGTAGTGATGTTGGCTTATCGGTCAGGCTATTGTAACTCTTTTCGTCGAGATTTTGCAAAGAATCATGGTCAGTTTTTTGCCTATATCCTGACAAATCGGGATTAACGAGGTCTGAAAGATCAACTGTCGAAGCATCTAACGAAAGGCTCAACGTGTTGCCTGTTCTCGATAAGTCCTGAAGTTCATTGGTGGTACTTCCGTCAACTTCCGAGGTAAGGTAGTCGTTTATGTTGTAATTGAAATCAAAATATCCCTCTGGTTCATTCCATACTGGGATTTGACCTTCTGTTTCTAATTCAGTTCCGTTTACGTCGCTTAGTTCTCTAAGACGCGGTATTGTGGTAACTTTCAAAGAAATGACCCCATTCACTGCATGAGTCACTTGAACAACTCCGATCATGCAAGTAAAAAACTTTGGAGACGGCGGCGTTAGCGTCCAAACAGTTGAACTATCTGGGTGATTGACATATATCAATGAACTTTCTGGATAGTTAATTGTATTCAACGGCCTTACTTTTCCGTTCTTAGTTACACGTCCAACTGTGTTTTGCGGTATAGAATCGACTGTGACAACACCTATAAAACAGCAAGCAGATTGCTGGTCTGTTATGTCTGTTCGAGATATTGCCGATCTATTTCCGCTTGCCCCTATCACACTAACTGGATCGCCTTCATGCAATGTTTCGCCGCTTAAATTATGATAATAGTCTCCTAATTCTTCACCAATTTCAAAACTACCACCGTCGGCAAGTTTTACGGATACTGTTCTTTCGTCCGTATTCCAATACAATTCACCAGTTACAGGTGATGGATTGGCATTTGTGTCAACTATGAAACTTTCCGCCTTGATCCAATTTGCACCCATTTGCAAGTTGGTTGTAGCTCCTTCATAAGGAACATAAAAAGCTGCGTACTTTTGAATTGAATCCAAAACCTGTTGACCTGTTGAATCGGGGTAATAGTTTGCAATGTTTACCCACTTCCCATCCACGCGCCCGAGAAGTTGACCGTCTTGTGAGTTGCTAATCAAGAATGTATCTTGATTAATGGCAAAGGCGGTAACTTTAACCCCCTTGTAATTATTCCATTGCCCAAACGAAGCAACGGAAAAAAGCAAAATTATTGCTATTGATAGTATTTTTTTCATGAATTGTATTTTATTGCTTTCCATTTTACTAATTCAACGTTTTCTGGTACAAAAATATCAAAACCTGTTTCTGTTTCGTTGTCAACCCAACACTCTACTTTATTTAATGCACCGTTGAATCCATCAGCTTCAGCCAAATATGAATCGTCGTCAAATGGTTCAAGTGCCGGGAAGTCGATATGTAACCAGCCTTCTTGAACTCCTGTTTCAAAACCTGCCTTTATTGTTTTTTTAATCAGGTAGTTAGTTTCACAAGTACTATAAGACTGCTCAACCGTGACTAATATTTCACGGGTTTCAAATGCTGATTCTACTATTACTGTGCTCATGCTATATTTTGTTTAATGTTCCAGACTCCTTTAAGATATGAAAAACAAAAGCCAGACGAGTTTGTGATTTTTAATTCGTGAACTATTTCACCAGCCGAATAATTGGAAATTAATCGCTCGACTTCATCAAACCTAAATATTCCATTTGCGGCATCAATGATTGTTATTCCGTTCCCAATTTTCCTATCAAGAACAATACCCCCTGTTTCTGAATATCTGAACACCCATTTTATTGTTGCGCCTGTCAAGTCGATAGGAGTTTCAACACCTTCAATCACTTCCTTTAGTGTGATTGTCATTGATGGAAAAGTGTTTGTTCTAGTCCAGTCGGGAAAGTCAAGTATTCCTATTGTATCGTAAGTTGTTGCCATATCTTATTTTTTAAAATGATTCCATCCTATCACACACAATTCTGATTGAAAGCACCACAGCATCACCAGTCACACCAAAGTAAATTGTATTTGCCGCTGCAAAATCTGGCTTATCGTGAACCGCAAAAGAATAAGTTGTGTTGATTGCTTCAATATTTCCCCCTTCAGCATCTATAATGTCTGTACCTGCCAACCCATGACCACAAGTAGCTGTTGCCACATTACCACTGCTCAATGCTGCATGACGTATAAATATCGAGTGCAAGAAATACCCGTCAGGAATATCAAATGTGAAATCTGTTGTGATTCCGTCATTTGTGAAAAATTTCATCCATTCTAAATCAGCCATAATGAATCCTAAATTATCGACATTCAAGCCGAGTGAATATTTTTGTGTTAAAGAAATAGTTGCCGCAAAACTGGTCGAGTTGCCAACGTTTTCAAATTCGACCGCCCCATCCCGGACATAGCTAATGCCATTAACCGAAACAAAATCAAGCATTGAGCATGAAATCAGGCGGTCAATCATGTATTCCGGAATGATTCCACTCTTAAATTGAACACCCTTAATGAATTTTCCACTTATAACATCAACAGATTGCACCCCTTCGAGTAGTTCAATTTTGTCGGTAGGCTTCAAAATCCTGCAATTGCCTTCAATGTAGAATCTCAATGTGTGGTTATCGGTTGTAAGTGAAGACCAGTCTACAAAGAAGTCGCTTAGATCGCTGTTTTGCGCGTCAAAGTTGCTGTATTCAAACACTTTGATCTCTCCGTTTCCGATCTGCTCAGTTAAGTCAGTAAACAAAACAGGCTCGCTAGTTAAGATGTCCGTTCCCTGAGTGGCTGTGAAAGTTATCACTTGCTCATTGAAAATGATTGCATCTGACAAAAGGAAGTTGAAAAAATAAATCACTCCTTCTGTACCTGTCACAGTATTGGCCAGTACCCCGACGGTTGTTTTTACCAACAATTGATTTTTGTAGGCTTTTATTTCTGGTGGTGTGGCTGAGTCGCTATTGAGTTGTAAAACAATTCCCCCTGAGTTTGGGAATTTTTGACAATATTGAATTACATTGTAATTTCCATGCCTGTAATACCTATGCAGTGTGTTTTCGGCGTTCGGAAGATCTCCATTTGTGAGGTCTTTGAATGTTATCGGGTTTACAATCGGGCTAATCAGCATATACAAACCTTTCTATTATTTCAATCGTTGCTTTATTTTCACAATTCTTTTTGGAAACCGACAAAATAAAACCACTAATAGACTTAGTAAAAGTAATGAATCCATACTGATTTTGCAAGATGGTGTCAAATTCATCATCTGTCAGCACACATTCAACTGTGTGTTTAATTGGCTTCCACAAAGGCCAGCCAAGAGAATTAAGGAAAAACGTTGTCAATGTCTCATTTTCCCTCAACATAAAACCTTCACCATCAGTTCTTAGGTTTTGATATTTGTGTGACTTTTGGTGCTGAATCAATCCAGCCGAGTTCTTTTGCATTGCCCCAAGAAACTTATTTTTGTTCCTAACAAGGTTGCGAATCGGTGTTAAGTACAAGTTCAAAGAAGAGTCGCCAAACATAGAACTATCATCCTCCTGAGTGATCAACTCTTGTTGTTCAGCTACCCAATCTGAATCAGTCTCATCCAGTCGTTGTGATTTAATGATAAACAAATGACTATCTCCGGGCTTGTCTTCAGACCCTTCAACATTTGGGATTTGTTCGGCTTGTTTTGCAATACCCATAACATCAGCCCTGATTTTTGAAACCATCTCCAATTTTTGCGGAGTGTTCAAAAATGTTGAGTGAGTTACTTTTGTATTGTATTCGCCCCTACCGTTGATTGAATCGTAATCAAAATTTTCATAGCCATTGACAATTTCACTGTACGCATATTGCGGCATGTACTCTGTTGATATATCAAGAGGGTAAATTCTTGATGATAAATCAATGATTTCGCTGTTCTGAAAAAAGTACGCGTAATCTTCAATCCTAATTTTTCCGTTTTCAATCCCGTAACCCAGCGACCACATCGAATCAAGACTTTCAAATAACTCATCGAATTTTACAACAAATGAATCGATTGAGCTATCCAATGGAACGCCTCGAATATTTAAGCCAGAAAACAAATGAGCAAACCTCGCTGAATTTTCAGTTAAATAACATTCAGTTGCATTGTGCTTCACATCTACTCGCCCGAAATATTCAGAATACAAAGGATAGTTAATGTCAAGAATCAACTGCAAACATCTTTCAATTGTTTCCAGAATAGGAACGCCTTGAATTATCTTTTCAGTAGTGGAAACCGATCCTTCATGAACTGAGAACTGTCTTATCTCGATTTCTAATTCACTGCTTGCATTACCAGCCGTTTCAATATACACCCGAAGACTGTCACCAGCCGACAATGTGAATGATTGAGCTGTTGTTCCTAAGTATACCCGTCCTTCTGTTGATCCAAATGTATCAAGTACTCTTTTTTCAATTAGTGTTGATCCTGATCGATGCTCAATTGCATACGTGTATACATCTGTTGACTCATTTTCATGAACAAATACATTAATTGCTGGCCTTACGTTTAGCGTTCTGCCAACTGAAGAGTTCTCAAAAAAATATGGTATTGCAATTGGTGAAGTTTGAAGCGTTGAAAATGGCGTATTCTTTGCCTCTGGAAAGTCTGGAAGCTCTGTATTTAATGGAATAGATGAATAAGTTACATCTGTTGCATGACTTAAAACATCGTACTGATTAACACCGCCATAAATGTAGCTGTACCAATATGCCGAAATATAGTTATCAATAGCCAGTAATTTGAAAGGCTTATCGATTGCTGCTATATGGTCTTCGATGGTTACGCCTCCAACTGAAATAAGTTTCTTTAAATCAACTTCATTCCCTTTTCTGTCTTTGAATTTCTGATTAAGTCCAGACCTTGTGCATTTAAGATTGACACCGATTGCCATATCTCCGATTTTCGTAATCTTATAATCAGCAAAAACAAGCCTATACTTGTCTGGAAATTGTACGTATTCCATTGTTGATCGATCCAATTTCTCTACTACTAAGTCGGCTTCTGCGTTTACCTCGCTTGCCAAAAACAAAGCCCTCAACCTGTCTGCTGCATTGCCTACGAATGTCAATGAATCGATTTGATAAGCATTAAACAATCCAGCGCACTCCATTTCCCTGTTTATCTGCCTTATTCCTTCCTTCCATTCGAGAGGTTCTTTATCACAAACCAAATTGCCCAAGCTGCTTTCAATCGTGAACTGATAAGCTTTTGGTGTGTTGGAAATCCATTTACTAATTGAGCCCATTGTATCTGTTTAATATTTTTACTGTGGTTTGGTTCTGTTTATATCCTACCATTCGACCGTTCGCCATGATTGGAATTTTCACGTTCTTCATATCGCTTCGCATTCCTTTAATTTCGGTAAGCAACTGGTCGGAATTTCCGACGTGTTCAAATCCTGAATGATCGGTTCTGTTCATAAACCATTCAGTTTGTTGGTTGCTCATAATCCTTGCACCCTTGTATTTCTCGCCTGAGAAATAAGTGGCCTTGTCAACCATCATCTTCTCACCTGATTTCAATTGCATTAATTCACGTCCTTTTTCACCAGCAACAAAAGCCGATGGTGCTGAAAGTGTACCAGTTGCAAAAGCAGGGACAACAGGAAGGGGAGTTGATAAGATTGAAGCTATTTGCAAGCCCCCTGCAATACCAGCAGTCGCCGCCATAATCAAACCCAATGGTAAGAATGGTTTAGTTTGCAGTGCTGAAATAACCGCCTGAGCTGTTCCGATTGTGGCCTCAAATATGGCTCTCATTCGTGATGCCTTAGCTTGCTTGATTTCTATCTCGGCTTTCTGGGTTGCATATTCTTTTTCAGAAAGAAGACCAGCCGCATTTTTCTGCTCTAATCGTTCAAGATCGCCGCTATATTTTGCATCCATGAAATCAAACAATGCACCTTGAATCTGTATTGCTGAGTCAGTGCCAGCCTGAATGATTTCGTCTTTTTTTGCCTTGCGTTCTAATTCTGCTTCTTGATCAATTTCAGCTTGTACCCTTTTTTTCTCTGCAATAGATGTTATTGCGTTTGTTTCCAATCCAACCTCTCCAAAACTTGCATCTTCCTTCCGTTTCAGGTCTGTTTCTGTAATTATCTTATCCTGTTCAGATGAATTTTTTCTAAGGTCAAACCTTGCCTTATTTAACTTTTCTTGAATTGCTAACTTTTCAGCCTCGCTGCCTTTGAAAGCATCCAATTCTAACTGGAGAAGATCAAATGTTTTTTCAAGATATTGTTTTTTAAGCTCAAAACCTCTCATTTCAGCTTCTTCTTTTGTCTTAGAAGTAGCTTCTATGATCATCATTTCGTTATCAAATTCAAGTTGGCGTTGTGATTCTGCAAATTGAATTTGAGCCTGTAATATTTCCTTATCCCTATCGGCTTTTTCTTTTGCTGTTGCCTCTCTGTCTTTGTTTATTTCTTCCTCAAACCCTGTCATTTTTGAATAACGCCTTTTGTTTTCTTCAAAATAAACAGAATCAGCATCAACCATTTTTGCATATGTTTCTTCTAATGAATCAAATTTTGATCTGTTAACGTCGAAAGCCTCTTTTGCTGCTCCTTGTAGGTTTTCACGTTCTGCATCACTTGCCCGAATAATGGTTACTATTTCTTCCTGTTTCAATCCGCTTAAATCAGCCAGATATTTTGCTTCTGCATTAAACTTATCAATAGCAAGTTTTTTCCTGTTTTCTGAATCTTCCTGTTCTAATGCCAATAACTTTGAAAGTGCTTCTTTCCGTTGTTCTGGTGAAAGTGATTTATTTTGGCTTTCAAAATCTAACTTTGCAATCTCATTCCTTAAATCTGCAGCCCTGCTAATGTAATTCGTTTGACTATCTTCTATGTTATCAATTGTTTGCGCATATTCCTTGCCTGACTGAGCTGCTTCTTTTAGTCTTTCACTTACATCTTTTGTGGCGTTCGCATACTCTTCAGCCGCTTTTTTGCTATCTCCAGAAAACAAAGCAATTATTGATTTTGAAAGACCAGCCGCAACTTGCCTAACCACATCAAACATGGCTTTTAATTGTTGCATTTTCTCAGCAAGCAAATCAGCCCCCGAATCAGTGCTTAGAAAAGCCTTGCCTAATGCGTATATTGCACCAACTATTGCACCCAATACAAGAAGAATAGGGTTTGAAAATATTGCAACAAAAAAAGCCTTTCCTAATTGGAACACTCCCTTTGTTAATCCCTTGAGACCTATTTCGCCATTCTTAAAAGAATTAAATAATCCAGTGAATGCTTGCTTATAGTCTCCAATGCCTATTTTTTGCTTCTGCAATTTATTGGCACTATCGGACATTAGTTGATTATTTTCATCTTGCTTCTTGTTTATTTTTTCAAGCTGTTCAGCATAGTTTACGTCTGTATTTATCAGCTTTTCTTTTTGAATTTGAAGCAAACGATTTTCAGCCTTCGCCCGTTGTAGGGTTCCTGAGTTCTTATCATTAATGATTGAATTTAATTTCGTTACCTCATTTGCTTCTTGCAATGCTCTTTTTTTATCAGCAAGCGTCTTGCTTGTTTGCGTGTTTGCAGTTGCTAGCTTGGCTTCTGTTGCTGACAATTGGCGTTGTTGGCTGTCCAACTCCTTAGCGGCTGCAGTTAACTTGTTATGACTCTCAGCCGCCTTGTTTAATATGGCTGCATATTCACCAGCCTTTTCAGTTGCTCCATTGGATGATTTATTTGTTTCATCCATTTGCTTTTTCAAATCATCCTGAACTTTCAAGAACTTTCTTAAGTCTTCCGCCGTGCCTATTATTTCGGTTCGAAGATTCTTAATATTTGTGATCTCTTTCGGGTCAACTATTCCTACAATGTCATATTGTGCCATACTTAATAACGGTTTTTCATTTTATCGGCTTGCGCCTGTTCTGCTTCCATCTTCTGAACTGCTTTTTTGTACAGCTCAACAAAATCGACTACTAACATTTCCTCGCTCTTTACAGGGGATATTTCCAAATACATGAAGATTGAAATCACTAACGACATAATTCCGACGGCCTTTTTATTTTGATTTTCGACAGCGTTCTTTTGCCTGTACAAGAATAATCGATCGGTTTTTGTCTTAACGTATTCCTGAAATTCTTTTATGTCATTGGTTTCTTTAATGTCAATTCCTGTTTCAGACTTAATACGGATGATTAATTTCCTCAACTCATCGCTGTAATTAGTTATTTCCCTCAATTTTCTTGAGTGTATTTTGTTCTTTAATGCAAACAACCTTGCATTATTATTTAGAATCGATATAATTAACAGTTCTAATGCCTGCAATGTGTTTACCTCAATCTGCAATTTTGCTTCGTACTTAACCCGAGAGGATTTTAATTCTTCATCCAGTTCTTTTGATGCACTATCAGAAAGCATTGTAGTGAGTTTTTCAACCTCTGCAATGATCTTTTTTGCAAACATGAATGCAGGAAGTGGATTTAATTTACCTCGAAAATGCCCGATCTTGCCCGTTCTTTCCATAACTGCAAAATCTTTTATTGTTATCTCGTTGTGTTTCTTAATCATTTTATCTTATATTTGTTTTGGATTTGTCTCATAATTTTTGTTAGGGTTTGTTTTTTAGGGGTTGGCAGTCGTCAACCCTTTCTTTTACCTCAATAATCCTTCCTTTCTTAACCTTAACCCGATCGCACCGTTAGTAATTGAATATGCTTTTGTTTGGTTAGATGGTGCTACCCCGTGAATTTGATCACCGTATTTTTCCCGTAGTTTCAAATCTTTCCAATCTGTTGAATGAATTTCAAACTTCTCTCCATTAGTGTTTAATATCATTTTCTTTTGAAAGTCGCCAGTGTCGAAAAGGTCTGGATTGCTGGTTTTTTTTCCTGCTTTGGCTTTGTAGTTTGGATTATAAGGAGGTGAAATTGCGTTGTCAAAAGCGTCAACCTGTCTGAATAGCATCTGTTCTCTATTCAAATCTAGCAGCATGTAGTCAACCGATCGAACAGACAAGCTAATGTTATCGGTTATTTTATCACAGAAAGAATTTAAAGCTGTTTCTATTTCAAATAGTCTACTCATGCTTATTTAGAATCGTTCTAAAGTTACAAAAAAAGGAGCTAAAAAATAGCCCCTCTTTATTATTTCTGTTTTGCCTTCCTAGGATGTTTCCCCCCTAGCTTTTCAAATGCTTCTTCAACTGTCATTTCTGTTTTTCCCTTCAATACCTTTTCAAAGAAAAGTTTGAAATCTTTAAACGGCCATTTTCCGACCTCTAAAGATACGTCAGCCGTTCCGATCAGCATTATGGGAAGACGCTAAGAGGTTGAGTCACATGAGTGATGAAGTTAGATGCAACCTTAGAACCTTGAATAACTACTTCGCCTGTAATATCGGCGGCGGCGGCTTTCACAATGTTCAAAGTGTACTTACCTAATGCGGCTTCTGCAAAACTTGCAACGGTTAATACAACACCAACATCTTTTGCGGCTGATAAAACAGTCCATTCGGTTACGGTTGTCAAACCTGCATAAGGAATGTTTGTTCCTCTAAGGGTTGCAATAACGGTAACATCGCCACCAGTTGCATAAGGTGTAACCACTTTCAAATCCAATCCAATAGGGTTAATGTCTTCCAATACTTCGGTTAAGTCGAAATCAGTTTTCACCAAATAAGCTTTGTCCCCCCATTGATCGGTGTTGTCGAACATAACTTGAAAAGCCATGTCTTTCTGAAGATCAGCCCCTACTGCTGGCAATGTAGATTTCAAAAAGAAACGACCGCGGAAACCGCCTAATGTGGTATCGCTTACATTTGTTCCAATAACATTCCCTAATTTGTCGATTAGGTAGATGTCGAATTTCTTGCCTTCTGCAGCAAAAAACAATTGATAATCTACATAGCCCATATTTCCAAAGCCGTTAAACTTTGGCGCATTTCGGTTAACAAGCTCAGTGTAACCAACGTTTGAAGTGACCATTTCTGGCTCATCGGTTGCTGGCTCAAGCCCCCTATTAAAATCGATGATCAAAGCCTTTGCCCCTGTCGAAGGTGCCACAAGTGCTTTCCATCCTGCGGTTGTTGCGGCTAATGCTTTTGTGATAGTCGTTCCTTTTTCCGCTATGATCATTGCAACGATTGAATCCCTCAACGCATTGCATTGTCCTTTTCCTGAAAAATAAAATTGTCTACATTCCATTTTTTTAACAATTTTTCCTGATTAATAAATTTGTAAATTTCAATTCAATACAATCCAATTTATCATTTATGATTGTTCCGTTGTTGCCATGAATACCCACTTTTCCCCAATACAGCCTATCTATCTTAGTGTATTCGTAGTTTCCTGCTGCTTGACTTAGATGTTCGCTATTGTTGATCACTCTAATGAACGCCTCTAAAATTGGGTAAAGTACTGGCTTAAATGTTTCTTCGTACCTTTGAGCCGCATTATATGAAGCCTCGGTACTGGTAATGATCAAGACGGTTAACGATGGTAATGTCATCCAGTCTTCAAATGAGTTGTGTTTCTCTTCAAAGTCTTGAACTAGCATAACCATCGGGTATTTTCTAAATGAATTGCGGTTTCCTTTTGCTTTCTCCTCAATGATTGAGGCGACATCTAAAGGGTGTCCATGTTCATAATAGATCGACGTGTTTAACTTTATTGCGGTTGAATTAACCCAATCACGCACCACATCAACCATATATTTACGTTCTATTGTCATATACCGAAACAATTAAACCTTGTATTCAACGGATTACAAAAATAAAAGTCTGGGTAATCTTCTGATTTAAGGTCAATGAAAAATTCAACGTCTTCAATCAAATCAAAGCATTTGTTTTGAGCTTCAACAATATTCCCAATCGGTGCAACATTTACGGAATTTTCATTCAGCATTTGAACGTTTCCGTTTGGCGTATGCGTGTGAACCCCGTTTCGTTGATATTGAAAATATGTGAAGTATTTCAAAGCCGCTTTAATCCCGTCAAACCAAAATGTTTCCCCTTCAACTACCAAATTACAGCCGTCCCTGAGATCTTTCCATTTCTGCTCTGGTTCATCGGAAAGTAAGCCCAATGAAAAAGAATTGAATAAAGTTACCCCAAGAACTTTCCTGAGAAATGAAATCTGAATGCGGTTAAGCATTTGATCAAACTCCCCTGTGCTTCTATCCGAGATGCTCAATTGAGTATCATCGGTAAAATCTGAAATAGTTAAAAAGTTGTCCATAGATTGTATTGAAAAATGGGGGCTGTTAACCCCCGTTAATTAATTTTTTCGAGCGATGATCTCAAATTTAGGAATCACTTTCGCTGTGCCTGACTGAATAATAGTAATCTTTTTGTAAGGCAAAATAACATCGGCAAAAGATAAAGCTGTTCCAAATAGCCCATCGGCTGTAACACTCGCAACCGTTAATGAATCGGCTGTTTTTGCCGTCCAATTGATACCATCAATAGAGTTGTAAGTGTAAACTTTCAATGCTGCTGTACCTGATACATGGTTGTTGTACAATTGTGCATTAACATCAAATGTGCTTTCCCCTTTGAATCTTAAAACATAATTCAAAGTATCTGCATCCGTCAAAGTGTCCGCACTTGTACCCCAAATGTAAACCCATTCACCAGCCGATAAAACACCGTCTTTCGCTTGTTCTACCATTTTGGTTTGTGCTGTGCTGATCATGGCTACCATAACCAGCATCAATAATACAATCAATTTGCGCATTTTAAGCCTCCTTTTTTTCTTTAGGTGCGTTTTTTGTTGCTGCTCCTCTTGCAAGGAGTGTATTGGCCAACTGTTCTGAAACGCTATAAGCTTTTCCAGTTGCCATTTTTGATTTTTCGGTTCCGTAAACGGTCACCAATTTAGTTGCTGCCATTTAATTAAGCATTTAATTTTGTTAAAGCCTCGGTGATGGTGTCAATGTCCAAAATAACCCAGCTTGCCTTAGAAATAGTAGGAAGTTTGAGAAGTGAGAACAATTCACCTACAATCGTTTCCTCGTTTTCAATGAATTGATCACCGTAAACACCACGCCTAAGCATAAAGTTTGAGTGCTGTTCTTTGATAGAACTTGAAGTTCCAATGATAATCTTTCCTTCTGGAACATTCGTAGAAATGAACGGTGTTAATCCTGCGAATGCAATTGCATCAGGAATATAAACGATGTCGCCGTTTGCGTTTTGTTGAATGCCTGCTAATGCTGCATCTCCAGGGCGAATCATAACGATGTCTGGTTCGTAAAGGTGATTCTCAACCCAAAGTTTACCAGCCTTAATCACCAATGATGTTGAAGGAGAAGTAAACTGTCCGTCCATTTCGGTAGTGGTGTAAGCCGAGCAATAAGAAACAATAGCGGCTTGAACTCCTGCATTCCATACACGAATTACTTGCTGTTCAAACATGTCAATGATTTGCAGTAACAATTGGTCAAAATCCATTGCCAATTCTTCTGTAAACTCAATACGACCAGCGTATTTAACACGGTCGGCAGACTTCCAAGTAAATGACTTGTCGGTAAGTGGTTTTACGGTACCTTGACCAACAACGGCAGGAACTCCATCACTCTCGGCTGCTTGCTCTTTCCAACGAAGAACTGCGGGAACTTTAGGAACGGCACGACCACCGATTGCATCAATAATGAAATTCTTTGGATATTGAATGACTGCAATTTCCAAATCATCAAGAACATTCACGGTGTTAATGGCAGACGCACCAGTTAATACGGTTGATGTTTGCATTAATGCAGAAGCGGCACGCTTTGCTTTGAACTCGATAGCCCAATTTGCACCAGCCTCACGATTACGCATTGCGCGCACAATATCGTCTTTCTTTTCTTCAAGCATTGAACGCAGTTTAAATTTCTCATCTGGTGAGAAACTGCGTTTTGTGTTGGCCTCCAAAGAATCAACTTTAGCGGCCAGAGTGCGAATGATTCCAGCGGCGCTGGTTCCTTCCTCGAACGTACCCAAAAGCGTGGTAATGTTTTCGAGTTTCTTATTTCGTTCTGCCGATTCGAGGGTGAGGGCTTCCTCAACCGCCTGACCAATTGAACCGAAATATGATTCTTCTTCCTGTGTCAATGCCTGTTTGGCATTTGAACGGATAATTTTCAAGAAATCTTCTTTCTTCATTTTAAAACTTATTAATTAATTTGTGAATAAAAGTATCATTTTCAGGATCATCGACTATCAATGATTTTTCAATCTGTGTTTTCAATGCCCGTTTAACTTCAATTTGACTTTTAATGTCTTGTGGAACTGGCGCAAGCGATACGCTTGTTGGTTCCCATTCAATAGCTGTATATACTGGTATTTCACCAGCCTTACGAGTTATTTCATATTCAAAAATATCACCTTCGATTGATACTGTTTTTACAATACCATTTTTTATATCGCTCCTCAATGCCTCGTCAGCCCTTGCCCCTAGCTTAATTTTTAGTTTTATCCCTTCTTCTGAAAACTCATAACCCCTAGAAATTCCAAGCTGTGATTCTGCTTTCTTATCCCAAGGATGGTTATCAAATAATGGAAGCCCACTATCCAACCGCTCCACCCTTGTTGATTCAATCGAAGGGTTTAGCACCTGATAGAAGTATTCGCCAACCTCATAGTTATAATTCAATTGACCATTTTCAAATGGAGAGGCCACGCATTCAAAATCATAATCTTCTCCCCCTATTGAGTTTGTAATGAATGCCCTCATTATAGGCATTCTTTCTTTTTTGGTTTCTTTAGCTTCCATATTCAAGGAATATTTTTTGTAATTCTATGTTAATGTCTAATTCTGGATCGAGTGCCTTAATTTTGTCTAAGTTTGCCAACTTCTTTGTGATCAAATCTTGATTATTAACTTCATTTGCTGCAAGACTACTAACACCTGAATAGTCGGACATTATTACGAAAGGTGTTTTATCTAGGCAAAATAGTTTTGTTAAGTTGTTGTTTACCGTTTCCGACACGCTCATTAAACCATTTTCCCAGACGCTTTTTTCTGCATCGGCTTGATTTGAAAATGTTGATTGATCTTTACGAGGTACTAACACGGCAGGGATTTGGAATATTGAGCTAATCTTAATAGAGTTTTCTAAAGTCTCCTCTAATGGCATTAACTCACTAATGGTTGCCAATGTCTTCACAAACTCAATCGGAACTCCTGAAATACCCCAAATGTTTTTCTTTCCGGTTAATCCATTACGCTTATTGATGTCGTCCAATATCTCTTGTCTTTTCCCATCATCGTTGCCGATATTATTCAAGTCCATGACTCCGTTTTGCGATGACTTTCTGGCAAGATAACCAGCCGCCCCATTATTTGCATATACATTGTAACGGGCAGAATAAACAGCAAGCAATGTATCAATTGATTTATTTGCGGCAAACAATGGCGAAATACTCAACACATTAGAACAGTTTCTTTTGTAATTGTTGTATGAATGAATGAAAAGTCGTGAAACATCCAAGTCTTTTTTTCCAATGCCTTGAATATATTCTGCTTTCCTAATTAATTCATTTTGGCTTCTTATGTCGAGAATAGAAAGGTTTTCCCATTCGCTTATTGTTAGCATGTTTGGGTTGATCACATCCCATCGCTCAATTGTATCTGCGCTTATGTTTTTGTACAATGAAGGAACACCCAAGTAATTGCGGACATTACCGTCTGAAAGCAAACTAAACACGTACTGATAAACAAGGTCGGAGAATGAATACAATGGGTTAATGTCTGTGATAAATCGGTTTAGTGAATTGTTTGGTGCTGGTTTCCCAGTTGATTTGTAAGCGATAAAATAATTAAGCTTAGAAATCCTATCCGCATAAAAGTCAATCGGGAAGAATATTTCTGTAACTGTATTTGCAAGCATGAAAGAATTTTCAGGGCTTAATTTTTCAGGAACAACAATATTTCCAATGTTCTTGATATCCCACTGGTCGTACTCTTGATTTGTTTTTTCTGTTATTTCTACTCCCTTAATTTTTCTTATCAATTCTGATAAACCCATTTTAACGCTATTAAAATTCAGTTCAAATTTAATCTTATTTAGATTAATTACAAATAGCTAAGAATAAATTACTTTTCGATACTTTGACTTAATAAGATTTGCGGCTGAGCAAAGCACATCAATAGCGTCTTTCTTGTGCTTGTTGTCCCCGTCCTTAGAAAATGAAGTGAGGTCATTTATAAATGAATTGTATTCTGGATTTGATTTGTAGTTAATATCGAACACGAAATATTTTTGGACAAATTCAAAATGTGAAAGAATACGAACGTCCTTATTGATCGTTGAAGCAAAAGGAATGAGCTTAGTATTTTTTGAAAGTCTTTTCGATATTAACAGTATAGCCGCAAGCCCTACCCCGTTTGATTCATACAGGATTGTTTCGGTTGAATTTTCTTTTATCTTTTCAAGTACTCTTTCCGTATTGGCTTCAATTCCATACGTGGAGTGTATGACATCTTTTACAAAACATACTATCATTTCATCAACGACGGCCACATCGATAAAAGGCATTGAGAACTTATCACCTCCAAGGTCGGCAGGGTCACCAATTGCAAACCTAAACACTATGTTTTCTTCTGGGATTGTTGAAGTATCGGCAAAAGTTAGTTTTGATTTTGGTAATAATACACCTTCTGGTTCTGTTATCCATCCGCCTAATACCACATTTTCATAATCACTTGGCTTTTCTATTTTAAGCCTATTGTAATCATTAAGTATATTCTTTGGTATCATTTCTTGTGTTGCATCTAAGTAGCTTGTATGAATATACATAACATTGTCAATGATGCAATTTTCACCACCTTCTAATCCTTTTGCTTCGAAATATTCTTTAAAAATCCAATGGTCTTTTGTTGTTGGGTTTAGAATTAGTATTGATAAGTTTCTTTTCTCGGTGTCGCGTATTGAATAGAAAATCTTTTTGAAGTTGTTAAGACTAGGCAATTCCTCGGCTTCATCATTTATGAAACAATTGAATCCTGATAATGATTTTAAATTTGCAGTTTGAGACTTTGCACCTGGTTTTATTCCCTTGAATGAAATTCTATTTTTCTTGTATTTGATATGACTCTCTGTATCATCTAACTGACCATTTAGCCCCAATAGTTCTATCTTATCTACTATCTCAGGCTTTACTGAATCTACAATTGTGCTATTTGTGTATCGAGAGTAAAGGATATTCCAATCATACCACCTTAATGCTGTTATTGCAAATATAGCCACCGTATATGATTTAAGCGAATAACGGCCACCCGTAAGGATGACCGTATCTACTTCTTCGTGCTTGCCTTGAAGTATTTCAAAAAGAGGTGCAAATTTTATAGATATTTCTAACTCACTCACTTTTAGGATTTAATTCTTTGAAAACAAATACAGGTATTGTGTTAGTTATTTTTCCAGAATGCTCTAACTCTGTCCTCTCAATATAACCTCTTTTTTTGCCCTTTGTTTTAAGATAAAAAATAATTGAAGTATTATCATTATCCTGTATGTTTTCAATTAGTTTTGATTCTGCAATATCTAAAACGCTTTCCTCTTCTGAATCATAGGCTTGTTTTGTTGATTCAAACTTATTAACGTATGTTTTAGCGGTATGCCAATCACACCCCAGTTTATTAGCAATAGTAGATATGATTCCACCAGAATCACTAATTGCATCTAAAACAATATCCTCGCTATAATCTTTCATTTTTTAAGTTCGGAAAATCGGAATTACTTTTTCTTACTTACTGATTTTTTGCCGCCAGACTTGCCTCCGCCGCCGTTTCCTGAATTAGCCATTTTCTACAGATTTTATCATTTCTAAATTAAAGTCATAAAGGTAATCATTATTTTCAATACAAAATTGTTCCCAATTTTGTGAACCTTTCATATTTGCTGATCCGTGCATGCAAATTTTTGTTCCGTCTTTTAATTTCATTAGTGTTATTTTTTGATGAGTATTTAAAACAGATACGATAAAATTATCTGAAACACTTTTTTCAAGAATTTCAATTGTATGCGTGTGTTTTATTTTTTCAGTCCTAATAAAATAACCAGAAAGAATAAGATTTATTTTTTTCACCCATCCGTTTTCAATTAATGCTAATAGCGCCTCAATAGTCTCATGAGTTATTGATAATGAAATTATATGTAATTCATCAACATCTAAATTCATCGACTGGATATATTGAATAAAAAAGTCACCAAAAATAAAATTTCCTTCAATCCAAAAATATTGAGAATTGTTTTTTGCTGGAATTTTTATTAGTTTTTTGCAGAAATGGGCGGCGTTAACCCATTTTATTTTTTGCGCCTTTATTTCTTTTTGAATATTTATAAATGCTGGGTATTCTATTGTTTTTTTTTCTTTTAGTTTCATATTTTTCTATTTTGACAAACATTTTTTATTTTATTTATCACAGAAATTAAATTGCATATCTCAACACAAAGTTCATAGTTGTATTCTGTTAATCGTGCCATGAAACAAAGTTAGGAAATCTTTTTTACAATTACACCTGTTTTGTCTGCTCTGTAATCTTTGCGGCATTCAGCGTCTAAGCAATTTGAATTGCCTTTTAAGTCGCAACCATCACAATTTCCGTCCTGATCTTCTTTTACTAATTTAAATTTTTCCCCATTAATAAAAAACGAAGATCCAACTGGTAATACTTCGGTGTTTTTTGTTGTTTTTTCTTGTGTTTCTGTTTTATCTTCCTTATTGTCAATCCACGCCGCCCAATTCTTGAACTCCTTAATTGATTCTTTGAGTGAGTTGTGATTGTGAAGCAGTCGAATATAGTTTGCGTTCTTTGATGACAATTGACGTTCTAATTTTTTGTTTTCAGAAGCCAGTTGAACGTTTCGTGACATCACAGCATTGTAGTGGTCGACTGTCATTGCGTCGACTGCTTTTTCGGCGTTGTATAATTGTTCTTTTCGCCTTGCTGTTTCTTGATCAAGTTTATGCTTTGCTATCCGAATATTAACCGCCGTATCTATATTTTTTTCAAAAAACATATTGCGCGCTTCAGCTAATTCTAATAGATTTTTTAATGATTCGATTTGATTTTCAAGACTAAAAATATAATTATCACATTGTAATTTTAATTTTTCAAGTTCCTTTTTTGGCTCATTTAATTTTTTTCCGCCTCGATTAGCAGCAATGATGATTTCAGATATAAAATATGTCAACAACCCACTAATAACTGATAAGAAAATAATAAATTCAGGAATGTGTTTTTTTTCAAAACTCCATATATCAGTAATTAATTGATATGACATTGTTGCAATTGTTATTGCAAAGAAAAAATAGATATACTTTTTCATAATAATTGTTTTAAATTGTTTGTTTTTAACTGTTTATAAACGCAAATATAGTAAAATTTATTTATTATTTACGCTTTATTTTACTTTTTTTAAGTGAGGTCTTAATTTTTTGTAGTTCCAAAATATACCGTCAATTCTATACCCATAGCTTCCATTGTTTTCTGTTTGCTTTATGAATCGTCCTGTTTTTTGGTTGTAACATTTGCCGTCTAAAACAAAGGCGTAGTGTGGCGCAAAATCAAGAACATATTTGATCTTTAAGCTAACTGTTATATAATTTTATTTGTAGAACATTGCAAATCTATTTGATTTAAAAAGCAATCATTTTAATTGGACTTTCAGTATCGAGTATATCAGAATCAATTATTTTAATATATCCAGCAGTAGTATTAATATTTTTGTGCCCTGCTATTTTTTGAACTCTTCTTAAATCAACACCATTTTTAATTAATTGAGTCAAACATGAATGTCTAAGGCTATGACTCGATATATTTTTATTTATTCCAGCCTCTTTGGCTTTGCTTTTAACTATGTTTTGAACGCTAGTAACAGAATATTTACCTCCCTTGCTGCCTTCAAATAAATACTCTTTGGTGTTATACAAGTCCCAGTATTTTCTTAAAAGATCAAGCACAGATGAATCTAACATTACAACCCTGTCTATTTTGCCTTTTCCAGACCTTATGTTTATTTTATTGTTTTTTGTATCTATGTCTTTTAATTTTAGGTTTACAACCTCCGAAACCCTTATAGCACATGAATACATTAAGGCAATTATAGATTTATGTTTAATGTTTTGGGTGTGATTTAGTATGTTTAAAATTTCATCTGTTGATAAAATATCTGGTTGCTTTTGTTCCATTTTTGGCCTTGGTAAAATACTGTGGTCAAACTGTTTTCCATGTATTTCTTTAAAAAATGCCTTAAATGAATTTATAATAGCCATTTGTGTTGAACTACTTATTTTCCTTTTTTTGTCTTTTACGATATAACTACGCAAGTCATATTCTGTAATGTCCAAAATTGGTTTTTCAATCCTTTCAGAAATAAGTTTTATATTTCCGATATAAGACAAAATTGTTTTTTCGCTTAAATTTCTAAGCAATAATTTTTCTTCAAACTCTATAATTTCGTTCATGTTAGATATTTAATAATTCAACACAAATATACTATTATTTTTTTATATACACAATTATAGGCTATCTATACGTTAGCAACAAAATTAAGGCGCATCTTTCGGCACTATCTTAATTTCGAGATTGAGAGGCAAAAGCCATAAATTGAGCTTATTGACTAATCCGTTAAATGTGCGCTTGAAATTCTTTGGATTTTTACCTAAAGAATTTGAAAAAGCAGTCCAACTACCGAACTGCTTTTTAATTTCTTCGTCTAACATTAGTTTTCCGTTCTAACGTCAAAATATTCAACTCCTTTTTCTGTAATTTTTGTATAATAACTGTGCTTTTCGCCATTTAATTTTTGTGCCTTTTCTCTTGCATCTTCTTTGGTGGAATAACGAGAATTAAAACTGTACATTTTGCCTTCAATTGCTTTTGTGATTTGTGTTGTTTTCATTTTCTTTTAGATTAAGTATCTGATGTGTTTCAAATACTTCGTAAAGTTCGTAAATAGTTACGATATATGCAAGCGTTTATGTTGTAGAACACGTAATTAATTACGTTTTATTTTTTAATAAACTGAAATTCTGTTGCTAACAACAAATAACAGTCAATGGCTGCGGCGGTGTAATTTTGAAACGGTAGCGCGAAAACACGCCACTGCTGTTATTTGCAGCCGTTATGGCGCAGTTTAACCCAGCTCTTCGATTTCATATTCCAATTCACAGCAATCACCTTCTTTTATATTATCACGAAGCCATTCGGCAGCTTCTGGATAATCTTCACAATTAGTTCCATCTATCTCACATCCAGAATTATAAATTTCTGACAGTTGTTCAAATACTTTTTTAGATACTTCTAATCCACCAATACCAACCTTGTAAGTTACTTTTACTGTTAAATCTTCAATTGTTTTCATAAATATTTGTTTTAAAATTAGTTACTTAAATAAAAAACCGCGACCATAACACAAACTATACATCAATTGCTGCACCTGTGCGGACAACTTGCTTTTTTGCGGACACACGCAACTGTGTATAGTTTCAACGTTATAAACGCATTTAAAAAAGCTTCGTTGACAGGTTGTATCGGTTGAGAAATTCAATCTTAGACCTTTCGGGTAGCCAAAATTCAGCGTTTGAACTTTTAATAATGTTTTCAAATTCCCATTGAAGCATTTCGAAATCAGAATCCTTTGAATCTTTTGATTCCTTCGGAACTCCAAATTTTTCAAAGATTAAATCTCTGGTTTTGTGCATCGCCTCAATTATCTCAGGGCATTTTTCTTGTATGATATTTTTTAAAGGTTTTATCATGTCGCCCCAATAAGCTTCTTCGGCATCGTGCATTAAAAAGGTCAATTTTCTGCCAACTGGCGCAATGTCATACATCATGCAGCAATGCTGTGCAACGCTCCAAAACTTTTGCGTATGTCCATTCCAACGGCAATTATTTGATAGTCCGTGAGCAATATCTTCAATCAAAATAGTTGCCGGATCAATATTGAAAAGGTTAACTAAAATGTTGCTTACCGTGATCATGTGACCATCATAAACGATCTTCTTGTTATCGAGGTCTAAGGCTGTTGTGATCTTTTCCATAAAAACGCGTTATAACCCCAGCTATATGTCAAGTCGGGTAGTGTTTGTAATTCGAGCGACCTAACCCGCTCGTTGGTTCGTGCAGCTTGACAAATTTTACCACGCATCCCGCCCTGCACATAGCTGGATACCGTTAACGCCTACTGTAAAAGCGACACGAATCGACCTGCAATATTGCAAGTTTTCAGCGTTTCGACATTTTGAGATCCATAAGCGACAAGAACAGAAGGTGCGCCAGCATTCATACTCGCTTTTTGTCCAGAAACATGATAAAACGTTAATCTGCCTTCAATAAAGAGTAAGGCATCTGCCTTATTCCATACATGTTCAAAAAACATTCTCGTTTCAGTTCGTGCAAAAATTAAAGCTACACCGTTCCCATGTTCAGAAAGTTTTTTCAGCCATTTTGCAGCCTCTAATCCATAAGGCGGGTTGCACCAAACGCGACCAAACCAATCTTGTTTTAATCCATCTTTTTTAATGTCAAAATGGTTTAATGCAGTTTCCCAAGGTGCTTTAATTGGTGCGCAAGGATCTAAATCAAATACACCTAAAGCACCAATTATTTCAGGAGGAGTTAACCACTCGTCTTTGCCCATATTTGCGGATTCATGAGATCCCATTCCATTACGACGAGAAACAGCAGCGTTAACACCAACTATATGCAAGTTGGGTTTCTGTGCTTCGTTCGATTGTAATATCTGTAATTGTTCATTCATAATTTAATATTGTTTAGTGGGTTGCTCCCAACCTGACATATAGTTGAACCGTTATGCACAACCTTAAAAAAGACCGTCCAACACATTTGAGATTGTTTCTAAATCTGATTTATGTTTTGGATTTCGACTTGAATAAGATTTTTTTGCTTCAATTGCGTAATTTACATTTTGAATACAAATAGTAAATTCTGTTTCATTCCTTGTAAATTTATGTTTTGAGCATTGCAATTCTTCATCAGATACTTTAAAGCAACAGGTTTTTACTCCTGCTATTTTTGCCCCTGTTCTTTGTATTTCAATGCCATTTGTATTAGTAACCGTATCTGAGGTTATTT